CGCAAGCCTCTCTCGATCGTCTGATTTCAAGGAAGTCTGAATGGCTCGACGTACCGGCAGGATGTCGGACGATGATCTTGCGCGCGTCATAGACGGGCAGATCGCGGACGCCCTGAACTACACCCAGACCGACCGCGCGAAGCATCGCGAAGCAGCGCTGGACTATTTCAACGGCAAGATACCGGAGCTGCCGCCGGTAGAAGGCCGGTCGAAGATTGTCAGCCGCGACGTCGCGGACTTGCACGGCCTCATTCTGCCCAGCCTGTTGCGTGTGTTTTTCTCGTCTGATCGCGTCGCGGTCTATGAGCCGACCCGGGAAGAGCATGAGCAGTATGCCGATCAGGCGACGGATTACGTCAACTATGTCGTGATGAAGGAATGCGCCGGCTACAGGCTCTTTCGTGACGCGTTCTCGGACGGAATCCTGATCGGCAACGGCATCCTGAAGCACTGGTGGGACAAGACGCCGGAGTACGCTACGGACGAGTTTGCCGGCCTTGATGCGGCGGCATACAACATGCTTCTGTCGGCCGACGACTTTCATGAAGAACTGGAGCATACCGAGTATCCGGACCCGGCATTCCAGATGCCCGCTGAAGCGCAGGCGCTGATCGATCAGGCCGGCGGGGCGGAACAGCTCATAGCCATGGGCCTGCCGATCCCGCAGCCTGAGATGCTTCACGACGTGAAGATCAAGCGCATCAAGTCATCCGGCCGGTTGAGGGCGGCGGCGGTCCCAGACGAGGAATTTCTGATCGACAGTACAGCCAAGGCGCTCGATGAGACGGTGCGCTTCTGCGCTCATGTTTCCCGTGTCACAAGGTCCGACCTCGTCAAGGAGGGTTTTGCGAAGACCAAGGTGGACGAAATCCCGGCCTTCGACTCGGACGAGATGACGCAGGCGCGTCGCGACCGTGACGAGTTGATGGATGCGGACGACAACCCGCCGGATCATTCGACCGAATATGTCCAGCGGTACGAATGCTATGTGCTGATCGACTATGACGGGGACGGAATTGCCGAACGGCGCCGGATCATCGCTGCCGGCGGCACCAGCAAGAAGCATATCCTGTCGAACGAGGAATGGGGTGACGACCTCCCGTTCTCGGACGTCGTGCCTGACCCGCGTGCGCACACCTGGCGCGGCGGCTGCATCTACGACGATGCCTATGACATGTCGCAGATCAAGACGATGGGCCTTCGCGGCATCATCGACAACATGTATCAGATCATCAATCCTCAGCAGATCGTGTATCAGGGCTCGATTGATCCGACATCGATGGGCGAGGTGGTCAACCCGACTTTTGGCGGGATCATTCTCGCAAAGAGCACGGTCGCGCCGGGTGCGCCTGTCGTGCAGCCCGTCGAGCGGGAGTATATCGCGCCGCAGATAGCCCCGATTCTGGAATACAGCGACAAGGTGCTTCGCCGCCGTACCGGGATTTCCGAAGACGCAATGGCGCTCGATCTGGACAAGCTCCAGAACCAGACCGCGACGGCCAGCGCGATGGCGGCCGATCAGGCGCATTCCAAGACCGAGGAGTACGCCCGGAATATCGCCAATTTCGGCGGACTGAAGCGCTTCTTCTCCTGCTGCCTGAAGCTTATCACCAAGTATCAGGACCGACCGCGCACGATACGCCTGCGCGGCGAGTGGGTTGCGATGGACCCGCGCGGCTGGGACGCGGACATGGACGTGACGGTGAACGTCGGTCTCGGAACCGGAACCCGTGACCGCGACATCGCAATGCTCATGGGCGTGCGGAACGCGCAGAAGGAATACGTCGGCATCTTTGGCCCGTTCAACGAGTTCTGCAACATCGGCCATATCTCGGATACCGACCGCAAGATGGCGGAGGCTGCGGGCTTGTCGAACCCGGACAGCTATTTCCCGAACATCTCGCAGGAGAAAATAGCCGAGATGCGCGCGCAGTCAGCGCAGAAGCCGCCGCCGCCCGATCCGAGAATGATGGAGATGCAGGCGAAGTTGCAGCTCCAGCAAGCCGAACTCAAGGCCGACATCGAGCGCAAGAACATGGAAGCCGCTTCCGACGCCAGACTTGCGCAGGAAAAGGCGCTCATCGACCTCAACGCGGCCCGTGAGCGCTCTGCCATGCAGATGCAGGCCGACCGAGAGCGCGGTCAGCAGGAAATCCAGCTCATGCGCGAGAAGGCGGCTGCGCAGATCGATCTGGACCGGGAAATTGCCGCACAGAAAGCCTCGCTGAAGCGCGAAGAGATGCTTCTTGAGGCGCAACTTACGCGAGAGGCGAACGCCATGCAGATGATTCAGCGCCCGCCCGTGGCTGATACCAATATTACGGCTCCGGGGGTCTGATGACCGAATCCGAACGCCTCGCTATTGCCGACCGGGCGCGCCGCGCGAAGGAATTTCTGGATTCCGACGTGATGAAGGACGCGCTGGAAGGACTTGAGCGCGCCAATCTTGAAATTCTGCTGGCGCTTGGCCCTGAAATGGACCTTGAGCGCAGGGACAAGGTCAACCAGATCAACGCCATTCGGGCCGTAAAGGCCCAATTGCAGGCCTTCGTGAGCGAAGGTGAGGTAATAGCCCGGCAGCAGCCGAAGATTGCGTAATTCGAGGCTCCGGCCTCGCATCGTCAGCGCCACGACACGGCGCGACAAGTCCATGAACGCGGTGCGTCCGCTCACTGTCGGGTCCGATTCCCGGCCGTGGAACTTGGGAATATTCCATGACAACGGAAAATGCGACTTCCGCGCCTGCGGGCGGGGAGAATACGGCGACGCCTGCGGGCGATATGCCGGCAATCCTGTCTATCGATGACGCAGCACAGCGATGGATGGACAATGAGGACGCCGAGGCGGCCAATCCGGCCGAAGCGGGCGCCCCCAGCAACGCGGAAACCGCACAGGCCGCGACCGAGACCGCCGAGGCGGCCGTGTCGACGGGGCCAGAGGCGGGAGAAGCGCAAACTCAACCCGAAGAGGTCGAGTTCATCGATTGGGACCGGATTTCCCCGGACAAGAAGATGCGTCTGCGTGACGGCTTCGAGTTCGACAAGAAGTTCGTCAACGAGAACATCGACAAGATTCGGAAGCTGCCTGAGATCGAACGGGAACTGACTGCCCGCGTGCAGCAGTTTCGCGATGCTCAGGCCCAGCACGCTCAGAAGGAGCAGTTCCTTGCCCAGGCTCTCCCGATGGCCATCGTCAACGCACAGGCGGCGATCCCTCTGGAGCCTGACCCACCCGTCTATGACCCGTCCAATCCTGTCGGTTTCCTCGAACAGCAGGCCGAATACCAGAAGGCCGTTGTCTACCGGAACCGCAAGATAGACGAGTTCCGGCAGTTGCAATGGGCGCAGGCGCAGCAGGCGCAGGCAAACCAGCAGCAGCAGGCAGTCCAGACCAAGGCCTACATCGCAGAACAGCAGCAGGCCCTTTTCACCGCCATTCCTCGTCTGCGTGACAAGAGTGAGCGGGAGAAGTTCCATGCTGACTATGTGCAGTTGGCTCAGGATTTGGGCTTCTCCCCGCAGGAATACGGTCAGGCGGTCGACCATCGCGTCATGCGCATGGCCGATCTCGCCATGGACGGGCTCAAGTACCGCAAGCTGAAAGCCGAGCCGCCAAAGCCGAAGCCGGCAGCCACGCAGGCGCAAACGCCTCCGGTGGCGGAGCCCGGCAAACGGCAGACGGCGGAGGCGGCAGCAGCGGCCAAACGGCAGGAACTCATCAGCCGAGCGCGCAGAACCGGTGGGTCGGTGACCGACATCGCCCGCCTTGTCGCAGAACTCGATTGAAGGAACCGGGATCATGTCCCAGCTCGTAAACGCCTACGATACCTACGACGGCGCGGCGACGAACCGCGAAGACCTGCACGACCTCATCAGCCTCATTACGCCGGACGAAACCCCGGCATATTCGATGCTGAACAGCGGCGCGCGCACCGTCAAAGCCACCAAGCACGAATGGCCTCTCGACTCTCTGGCGACGCCGGATACGTCGAATGCCAATGTTCAGGGCTTCACCTATACGTTCGATCCGACCGACGCCCCTTCCAAGGTTGGCAATTACACCCAGATCTTCGACAAGACCTGGCTGATTGCCGAAACTCAGGAGGCGGTGGACAAGGCCGGCAAAAAGTCCGAGGTCGCCTACCAGAAGACCAAGAAGGGCATGGAAATCCGCATCGACATCGAGGCGGCCATTCTCATGAACCAGGCCTCGGTTGCGGGCTCCGGCTCGGTGCCGCCGCGCATGGCGGGTCTCCGCGCATGGCTCGCGTCGAACGATTCCATGGGCACGAACGGCTCGTCCGGCGGCTTCAACTCGTCTACGGGCGTGGTTGATGCGGCGACCAACGGCGATCAGCGCGCCTTCACGAAGACCATCCTCGATGGCGTCATCGAGACCACCTACAAGTCGGGTGGCAGCCCGAAGAAGCTGATGGTCAGCCCCTATGTGAAGCGCGTCTTCTCCACCTTCATGTCGGACACGAATGTGGCTGCGTTTCGCATGCCCTTGGACGGCAAGTCGGAAGGGACCATCGTCGGCGCGGCCGATGTCTATCTGTCCGATTTCGGCCGGATCGACGTCATCCCAAACCGCCAGATGGCCCGCGTCGGCGCGTCGCTCGCCCGCAACGCCTACCTCATCGATGACGGCAAGGCCCGCCTTGGCTGGCTCCGCCGCATCAAGGAGGACAAGGACGTCAAGAAGGACGGCGATGCCATCCCGGGCGTCCTCAAGGCCGAGGTAACCCTCATTTGTGATAATGAGGCGGCTCACGGCGTTGCGGCCGACCTCTACGGCATGACCGCCAGCTCGTAAGCCTTTCGGGCGGCTTCGGCCGCCCGTTCTCTTCTCCTTTTCCTGATCTGAAGGATCACCACCATGCCTCACAACTCCGCATGGGGCGGCAAGCTCGCCTCCATTGGTACGATTGCGGCGCAGCCGGCGTCCGGCTCCGTCAAGATCACCGAAGCCAGCGTCAACGGCCGCTTCTTCTCGATGAAGTTCACCTTCACGGCAGCGCGTGTGACCGTCACGGACGCCGCCGCCTCCGGTTCGTCCGGCTCGCTGAAGATATTCGACTTCAACGAGGGCGTCGTTCAGGTGCTGGGTTCGTCCCACACCTGGAGCGGCTTCACGGAAGGCTCCGCGCTCACGGGCGGGGCGAATGACGCGGTCTTCGTCATCGCGTTCGGCTCCGCCGCGGCGGACGCTGGCGATGGCGCATTGACCGGTACGGAAGTCAACTTCGCCGCAACGAAGTCGATCACACTCCCGTCCACCGGGCTCAACGTCACGACCGTCACGGCGGCACAGACGCCGCTCGATGGCACCGCAACTGCGGTCGACCTGTACCTCAACTGGTCGGGCTCCGCCGCGACCATCGATGCGAACTCCACCATCGATGTGACCGGCTCCTTCTACGTCTGGGGCTTCATGGGCGCCGACGACTAACACCACCCGGACGGGCCGTTCTGCGTGAGCGGCCCTTTCCATTCTCACAGGAGCAATCATGTCTCTGTCTGCCCGCGAACTTATCGAAGCCGCCGACAAGGCCCCCTTCATGCAATGGAAGGCGCGCGCCAAGGAATTGATCGGCGAAAACATCCCGAACACCAAGGGCGAAATCCTCGAAGAATTGAAACTGCTGGCGGAAGTCGAGCCTGCTCCTCAGCCGGAACCGGCACCGAAGCCTGTCGGCGATGGCGCGGTCGAAGTGCTGCTTCAGCGCAACTACGTCCCGCGCTATCTGCTAGGCGAAGACGGGAAGTTCTTCGATCAGCAGTCTTCGGACGGCTCTCGCGGGCATGAGCGCATTTCGGCGGGTCTTGCAATCCTGCACGTCACCGACGCGGAACGCGTTCTGGCAGACGGTCGCGCGCTGCCGACGCCGAACACCCATCGTCAGATCGCGAAGGCGCTTGCCTGACCATGGACGAGGATTTCCTCGCCGACCCTTTTGAGGGCAAGGGCAAGCTCGTCTCAGACCCATGCCGGTTCGATGTCCGCGCATGGGTCCATACTGACGACAATGGCGTGACGCATGTGTGTCATGTCTATCGCGTCGATCCGGTCATTGAGGCGAACCGTGAGCGCTACAACGCGTCCTATGGGCAGCGATGGGGTGACGGTCGCGTCGTCGCGTCGATCCCGAACGGCATCTACTATCACGGCGACTTCGCCAAGGCTGTTGGGGATCGTGACGAAGGCTGGATCAAGCGCTTTCTGAATGATTCCGACAATCAGAAGTTGCGCACGTTCCGGGGCAATCTCTGATGGCGCTGTCCAACTACACCGAACTCCAGGCCGCGATCATCACTCACGCGATGCGTGACGGCGATACGGGCTTTGCGGCTGCGGTTCCGGACCTGATTGCTCTGGCCCACTCCCGCCTCAACCGGGAATTGCGTTGCCGCGACATGGAAGATCAGGCAACCGTCACGATTACGAGCGGCTCGGGGCCTCTGCCGGCAGGCTACCTTGAGTTCATTGAGGTGAAGGATGCCGGCGGACGGGTGTTGGCGGCGGCCGACCCAAGTTTCGCGGACGAACAGTTCGCATCCGCGTCGGCGGGGACTGCCAAGTATTTTGCTGTCATGGGTTCCGATATCAAGACGTGGCCCGCCTCGTCATCAAACCTTGTGCTTCGCTACTATGAGGCGATCCCGGATTTGGCGACGGCGAGCACGAACTGGCTTCTGACGAAATGCCCCGGCCTCTATCTCTATGGCTCGCTCATTGAGGCCGCAGCGTTCATGATGGACGACGGGCGGATACCGGTATGGGGCGCACTCTACGACAATCTGAAGCGCGGCCTGCTCGATGAGGACCTTCGCTCCAAATGGGCGCGGGCATCCGTGCGCGTCAAAGGCCCGACCCCGTAATGGCCTCCTCCGACCTTGAGCGCGTCATCGCCGATGGCGGGCCGGACGTCGCCCATGTGCTGCGCGATGTCGTCAATCAGGTGAATCTCGTTACCGCCGTTCTCCGCAGGCGCATCGTGGCGCTGGAGAAGGAAAACGCAGAACTGAAGGCGCGTCTTGATGCGCGCATCGGCACCGATGCTCCGTCAGTCACCGGAAGCCGATTTACCGGCGCGGCGCTGCAAGACCTTCTCACCGAACTGGCCGGCATCGGCCTCATCGAAGACAGCACGACGGCGTGAGGATAGTCGATGCCCAGCACCTATACGTCACGCATCCGCGCCGAAAAGCAGGCGACCGGGGAGGGTTTAAATGTCTGGGGACAGAATTTAAACCAGCGCACGACAGACCTGTTTGACGAAGCCCTGGACGGCGTGGAGAGCGTCGATCTCGGCGGCGGTGCTACCTTCGACCTGTCGTCCGCGACCTACACCAAGAATGGCGAGAGCGATACCAGCCGCCAGCGCGTGCTCATCTTTTCCAATACCCACGCCTCCGGCACCGCGATCACCATTCCGAGTGTCGAGAAGTGGTATTTCATCCGCAATTCGGCTTCTCAGGCCATCACGCTTGCGCCGAGCGGCGGCAATACGGCAACGGTTGCGGCGGGCGCGGATGCGATCGTGCTTTCCAACGGAACCGACTGCTTCCTTTTCCGCCAGCGCCTGAACGAGCTTGCCGCGCCGAACGGTGCTGTGAGCATGAACAGCCAGCGCCTTACGAACGTTGCGGACGCGACTGACCCTGCCGATGCCGTCAACAAGGCTCAGGTTGAGGCGCTGACCGACGCTGACGTGCAGCTTGCGGAAGATTGGGCCACGAAGACCAACGGCTTCGTAGAGGGCTCGGAGAACTCCGCCAAGTCATGGGCAGTCGGCGGAACAGGCGACGGCGATCCTGCTGCCGGTTCCGCGAAGGAGTGGGCGACTTCCACCAGCGCGGTAGACGGCGGGATGAAGGGCGCGCGCGGCTACGCGAACGATGCCTCCGCTTCAGCATCGAGTGCTTCGGGGTATGCGACGACAGCACTTGGTCATGCAAACGATGCATCGGGATACGCCTCGGCTGCGTCTGCATCGGCATCAACAGCCAGTGGTTTCGCTAACGATGCCGAAGACCACCTTGAAGCGTTTCAGGATATCTGGGTCACATCCGCTTCCGAGCCGGGTTCTCCCGTTGCTGGCATGGTGTGGTTCGACACGTCAGGCAACGTGCTCAAGGTCCGTGATGCGACTAATACTGTCTGGCAGACGGTGACGGGGATCAATGCGGCATCGGAGAGCACGGCGGGCGTTATCGAGATTGCAACGCAGGCCGAGACGAACACAGGCACTGACGACACGCGGGCAGTAACGCCAAAGAAATTGGCCGATGGGGACTATTCGGTAAAGCGTCAGTATCAGGAATTCTTATCCTCCGGGACTTGGAACAAGCCGACCGGCATTGGCTGGATATATGTTGAGCTGGTCGGCGGCGGCGGCGGCGGGTCGCGCGGCAACGCTTCTGTTTATGGCAATGGCGGCGGCGGCGGCGGCTTCAATTCCCGCTTGATGCGCGCTTCCGATGCAAGCTCGTCGGTCACTGTGACGGTGGGAGCGGGCGGGGCTGCGTCTGCTGCTACGAACATTTCCAATGGTGGCGATGGTGGCGACAGCACTTTTGGCTCTTACGCAACCGCAAAAGGGGGGAAGGGCGGCGTCGGAACAACTTCGTCCGGCGCTGGCGGTGCAGGTAGCGCTGGCGGTTCAACCGCCGGTGTTTCTGCCTACGCAGATGCGTCAGGCAATTATCGTGGAAATGCCGGCGGGAATAGCATCAAGGGTGGTGGAGGTGGCGGCGGCGCAACGACCGGCGGAGCCAGCGTTGACGCCGGGGCTGGTGGCGCTGGCGTGACGGGCAACGGCAATAGCGGAGTGGCGGGTTCTCAGCCCGGCGGCGGCGGTGGTGGATGCGAAGGCGGTGCAGGCGCCCAAACCAGCGGCGCTGGCGGTGCAGGTCGGGTCCGCGTGTGGGCATGGTGAGCGCTATGCGACAGGCTATTGTCAATGGGACTTCGGTAGAGAACATCATTCTGGCCGATCAAGGGTTTGAGGTTGAAGGACGCATTCTGGTGCCGATACCGGATGACATCGGCGTCTCAATCGGTTGGGTATATAGCGACGGTTCGTTTAGCCCGCCGTCTCTGCCGGAACCTTCGACAGACCCCGCCGACTATGACCTTCTCCCGTGGCAGTTCACGGCGATGGTAAACTATCTCGGCATTGATCCGGCAATCCGGAAGGCGATAGGGGCCATCCCGGATCCGATGATGAAGGCCGCCGCGCTCGCCCGTTACGAGAAGGCGATATCGTACCACTATGGCGATCCGCTCGTTGAACAGCTTCGCGCGGCGATCCAGTTGCCAACGCAAGACCTAATCGACGCTTGGCTTCTGGCGAAAGACCTTCGCTCTTCAAACTAGCCGGCCTTCTCCAAAGGACTGTCTCTCATGGCGATCAACACCATGGGCGCGCCTTCGTTCGCGCCTGTCCGGCAGGACAGCCAGGTTATCCGCACCAATGCGGAATACGAGGCGATGCGTCGTGCTGCGGAAGAGAAGGCACGAGCGGCGGCACAGGCCAAGATGAAGGCTGCGCGGCAGGCGTCCGGCTATGACGAGTATGCGCAGCGCTATCGGAATGCGCCTTCCGTCGCCGAGATCATGAACCAGACCGGCGCGACGGCGCAGCAGGCGATCGACATCCGCCGCTATCAGGACTGGAACAATTACGCGCCGGAAGGCGGATGGGGCCAGCAGGACCTTGTCAGCATCCAGCGCAGCCTCAACGATCCGAACCGCGTCGCGCCGGAGTTCCAGTGGAAATGGTCCGAGCCGGAGCAGGCGGGTTCAATCCTCCCGTCGTACAAGGTGTACGGCAATGGGAGTGGTGGAGGGCTCTTCCCGACCGGAATGAATGCCAACGGGCTGGTTTTGCGCGATGCTAGCGGCAAGACTGTTGGCTCGCTCGGATACGGCTTCGGCAAGGACCGTCTCTACGAGGAAGCCATGGGCCTCGGATTGGGCCAAGGCGCGCTGGACGAGTTCGCGCGGAACAATGGCGCGAAGGATTGGGCAAGCCTCAATTGGGATATGGACGTCAACCAGGACCCTGCCATGTGGAGCAGCGGCGGCTGGGGAAGCGGCAAATTCATCGGGAACACCAACACCCGGAGGGGCAACCCCGATCTGTGGGGCGGCAGCTATATCATTCGGGACGCTGATGGCGGGGTTACTTACAACCCGGACGGCACGTCAGTCGCTTACAAGGATTCGCCAGACTACCAGAGTCAGCTTCAGCGTGAAGCATGGTGGAAGGCGTATGAGGACTACGCGCGGGACCTTCAACCCATAAAAGCCATGAACGCCGACTTCGCGTCGAACATGGCAGGGCGGAACGAGAACCAGCTTCGCAACAGCCAAGGCTATGCCTCGCTTCTCGGCAACGGACTCTTCGGCGGCCTGCTGAACGACGACTACTCAAACCAGTTCTTTGGGCAGATCACCGGCCGCGAGGCTCCGCAGAACGTGTTCACCACGTCGCAGCATGGTCCCTATCCATGGTCGACACCTTCGCAACAGCTTGACGTATCGTCGCTGCTGTCGCCGGGCTATGGCGGCCCTTCAGGCGGCGGAACCATGGGATCCTATGGGCGTGTCGGGGGTCTCGGCGGGCTTGGTGGCGCGCAGACCGGGCAAAGCCCGTGGGGCGGCGTGTTCGGGGCCAAGAACCCGTGGAGCCCTGCTTAAGTGGCCGCGATCCTCACCAAAATCCACTTCGCGCCGAACGTCATCAAGGATGACAGCCCGCTCAATGCGGAGGGCGCGATTATCGATAGCGACAAGATGCGCAACAGTCAGGGCTCGTGGCAGACGATCCTTGGCTGGGAAAAGGCGGTCGGCGTCGGAGGCGAGAACGGGGCGGGCGCGGTTGATGGCCCGGCTCGCGGCATGCACAACTGGACGGACCTCAACGGCCTGAAACAACTGGCGATCGGCACGCCGAACAAGCTTTGGGCGCTGACAGACGGCGATCTGATCGACGTCACGCCAAACCATTCCGAAGGGGTGTTGTTCGACCCGTTCGATACGACAAATGGCTCCAATGTCGTCACGGTGCATCATCCCGAGCATGGGTTTCGTCCGGGGGATTTCGTCACCTTCAGCCATGCCGATGCCGGCGGCGGAATAACCGTCGACGGGCAATACGAGGTCAAGACCACTCCGACCCGCGATACCTACACCATCGAGCATGGCTCCAATGCGTCATCGAACCAGACGACGGTCGGCGGCTATGTCGATTTCGTCGGGACGTTCGCGGGAGGGCTGACGGACGGTACGGGCGGTCTTGGCTACGGTACGGGCGTTTATAGCGCCGGCACCTATGGCTTGCCGTCGTCAAACCAGTTTCTTGCCTCGGTCTGGACCTTCGGCAACTTCGGCGAGACGCTGATTGCATGTCGCAGAGGCGGGCCGCTTTATGCGTGGCAGCCCGCGACGGCTTATCTGGAAATCCTGCTCAACGGCGACTTCGCCTCGGCTGCGGGGTGGGCGACCGGCACGGGATGGTCAATCGGCTCAGGCCACGCGACGGCCACCGCCGGCGTCCAGTCGAATCTCAACCAGAACATCACAGGCCTTGTCAGGGCAGGGCAGGTCTATCGCGTCACCTTCGACGTGTCCCGCAGCGCCGGGACGGTGAAGTTCCGCGTGAATGCCGGCGAGACGCCGACCGTTATCGACGTGGGCATCAATTCGGCCGGCGACAGCGCCTCGAAGCCGATCAACAAGACCGGGACCTACTCCCGGCTCTTTGTGATGCCCGACAAGGCCGCCGACATCGTATTCGAGAAGGATGGTTCGTTCGCCGGTTACATCGACAATGTGTCGCTGAAGCTGGAGAGCAAGGCGTACTTCATCGATCAGGCGCCGCGCCTCATCGACGTGTGCTGGGTGGACCCTTCCGCGCGCATCGTCTGCATCGGCGGGACCTACGAGGCGGACGGCGATTACAACCCGACGCTCGTTCGCAACTCGGCTCAGGAGAACTATCGCGTCTGGGTTCCGGACGGCTCCAATCTCGCCGACGAGTTCGCGCTCGGAGCGGGCGGCAGGATCGTCAAGGGGCTCGCCACGCGGCAGCAGACGCTGATCTGGACCGACAATGCCGTCTTTTCCCAGCAGTTCAACGGAGAGTCCTATTCATACCGGATGCTCGGCACCGGTTGCGGCCTCGCCGGCACCAATGCGGCGGCTGAAATCAACGGACAGGTGTTCTGGCTGTCCAATTCGGGCAACTTCTACACGTTTCAGGGGGCTATCCCGCAGGTCATCATCTCCTGCCGGGTGCGCCGGGATTGCGTGAGCAACATTGCCGCGAACCAGTCAGAAAAGGTCTATTGCTGGATCAATACCGACTTTAACGAGGCGTGGTGGCACTACCCGGACCAGCGCGACGGGAACGAATGCTCGCGCGTCGTCGTCTACAACTGGCTGGAAGATCACTTCGTCACGCATATGTTCGACCGGACGGCCGGCGTGTCGGGCGGCATCTTCCCCAGCCCTATTCTGGTGTCTTCGTCAGGGGAGATTTTCTACCACGAGCGGGGCAATTCGGCGAACGGCGGCGCACTCGCCGCCTATCTTGAAACGTCATATTTCGACATCGAGGATGGCAACAATCTTCTGGCTGTGCTGGCGCTGGTCCCCGACTTCCACGGGCAGCAGGGCAACGTGTTCTTTCAGGTGATGACGAAGCCCTTTCCGAACGGCACGGAACTGACATTCGGCCCCTATACGTCGCAGCCCACCAAGCAGCGCATTCCCTTCCGGATCATGGCGCGGCAGGCAAAGCTGAAAATCTACTCGTCGCAAGCGCCGTCATTCTGGGTGCTGTCGGCGCTGCGAGCGGAAATCCAGAAGACCGGAGCGCTGCGGTAGTTTTCTGTCAAGCGACAAGAAGCGACATTTGACGACATTTGACGACTTTCAGCGACTTTGGCCACTGCTTGAGCAGGCCGTGACCCGCTATGGCCCGACGCATGAAAAGGAACACGTCTGGCAGGCCATAGAGGCGGGACAGGCGCAATTCTGGCCCGGCGTGAACTCCGCGATGGTGACCGAGGTCAAGGTCTACCCGACCGGCTTTCGGGAAATCATCGGCTGGCTGGCGGCGGGTGAACTCAGGGAAATCGAAGTGATGATGGGCTTTGCCGAACAGGCGGCCAAGGCCAACGGCTGTCATCGCGTCAACCTCACATGCCGGGAGGGGTTCAAGAAGCCCTTCGCCAAGCTTGGCTACCGGCAAAAGATGATCGTTCTCGTCAAGGACTTGTGAAGATGGGAAAAGGCAGCGGCACGACCGAAACCACGCAGCAGACATCCTATGCGCCGTGGATCAACCAGGCGCAGCAGGGCGCATTTGCGGCTGCGCTTGCCCAGAACCTGCCCGATCTGTCCCGCTCGGGCCAGTACAGCCATGCCGGGTTCAACATGGACCAGCAGAAGGGCTTCGACTCGGTCCGCAACATGCTGAACCAGTGGGGGCCGGGGACCGACACCACGGCCGGCGCGCGCGGCATGCTGGGGCAGGTCGGCGACTTTATCGGTAAGGGCTCCAATGCCACGGCCGCGCAACTGTCGCCGGATGCCTATCGCGAGTTCATGAACCCCTACGTTCAGGACGTGCTCGTTCCGGCAACCAACGAGCTTCAGCGCCAGACGGAGAATGCCCGCGCCGGGCTCGGGGCGAGGGCGGCTGCGGCCGGGGCTTATGGCGGATCGCGAGGCGCGTTGCAGGAAGCGCAGCTGGACCGCAGCCTTCAGGAAACCGGCTCCCGCCTCGTGGCCGACACCATGGCGCAGGCCTACGACAAGGCAACCGCGCTGGCGGAGGGAAACACGAACCGCCAGCAGCAGACGAGCCTGCAAAACGCCAACAACGCGATGCAGGGCGCGAACACCATGATTTCCAGCGCCGGCATGCTGGACAGCTTGCTCAACTCGGATTTCAACCGTGGCCGTTCTGTCATCAGCGATCTGCTCTCCACCGGCGCGTTCCAGCAGAACGACATGCAGGACCAGCTGAACGCGCCCTACGAGGCGCTGGCGCGGCTGTTCCAGTACGTGCCGCAGATGTACGAGAGCACGACCACCGGCACGTCACCGGACAACAGTCCGAGCTTCTTGCAGCAGTTGCTGGGGGCGGGGCTGGCGATCGGGGGTATGGGCACCAAGGGCGGAGGGTCCGTCCTCGGTAATTGGCTTGTCGGCTCCAAGGCTTTGTAGGAGACGTTAGATGGGCATCAACATCGGCTATCCGACGCCTGACGAAGCTCCGATCCCAACGCCGCGCCCCGGCGGGCTGGGCGGGCTGGGTGGAGCGGGGAACGCCCCGCAGGCGCAGCAATCGCGGCCGTCCTTTCTCCAGTCGCCCGAATTTGGCAACGTATTGTCTGCTCTCGGCTTGTCGCTGATGGGGAGCAACCGGAACACGCCTCTCGCCGCTTTTGGCCCGGCCTTGTTCAGCATGCAAAAGGGCTTGCGAGAAGACCGCAAGGAGCAAGGGCAGACGGCCGCCATGGAGCAGGCACTCATCGCCGCCGGCATGGACCCGGAGCAGGCCCGCGTCATGGCTGCAAATCCTCAAGCTGCAAAGTTCACTCTGGAACAGCAGCAGGACAAGCAGGAGCGCAGCGCAAGCTACGACTTCTTCCAGAAAAACGCGCCCGAGTTCGCGCAACTGGTGGATGCCGGTCTGCCCGTGAAGGACGTGTGGGCGATGTACGTCAAGAGCCGGAGCGAGGGCGACATGACGGACACGCAGAAGAACCTGCAATGGCGCGCTCAGCAGGCCGGATTGCAGCCCGGAACGCCTGAGTACGCTCAGTTCATGGCGACGGGAGGCAAGGAAGGCACGAACATTACCGTAAATACCGGCGAGGGCGACAAGTTCTACGAAAACCTCGACAAAAAGAACGCGGAAACGTTCAGCGCTCTTTCCGAGGCCGGCGTACAGGGTCGCGCCAAGCTTGGACAGATCGCCAGACTGGATACGCTGCTCTCGACGGCACCGCAGGGCGCGGCGGCGATGCTCAAGCAGGCAGCGGGCGAATACGGCATCGCCACCGAAGGGCTGAGCGACATTCAGGCTGCACAGGCTCTGATCAACGAACTTGTTCCGCAGCAGCGGCAGCCGGGCTCCGGCCCGATGTCCGACGCCGATCTTGCCCTGTTCAAGCAGTCTCTACCCCGATTGATCAACACGCCGGACGGCAACCGGATGATCGTGGAGACGATGCGCGGGATCACCGAGTATCAGATCCAGATGGGCAATATCGCCGATATGGTTGCGGATCGTGAGATCACCCCCGCTGAAGGCCGCCGCCTCATTCGTGAGTTGAAGAACCCACTTGAGGGCTTCGGCACGAAAATCCCGTCCGCGAAGTCTGGCGGCCGTTCAGTGGTCATCGACGGCTACACCATCGAACAGGTGGAATGATGGCAACGTTCCAGATCACCGGCCCGGATGGCAGGAAGTATCGCGTCACCGGCGAGACGCCGGCCGGCGCGATGGCCGCCTTGAAGAAGGCGATGGGCGCTGACGCCGGCTTGAATGTCTCCGTCGATCCCGCGACCAATCAGCCGCCGGGCGTGCCTGCTTTTGTCCCGCCGGGCGTCGAGGGATATGACCCGCAGACTGGAGAAGTGACGCCGGAGTTTGGCAAGACACGTTCCGCTGCGTACGGCGCGGCCGACACGACTACATTCGGCTTTGGCGACGAAATGGCATCCTACCTTGGGAGCGCGATTTCGGGGAAGCCGCGCGAACAGGTGCTTGCTGAAATGCGCGGTCTTCAGGATCAGGCGCAAAAGCAGAACCCGAAATCCTACCTTGCAGGCCAAGTTGCGGGCGGCGTGGCACAGGGCGTTGCGTCCGCTCCAGCCTCGCTTTCGGCGCGGGCGGCGGGAATGGCGCTTTTGCCGCGAGTAGCGGCAGGGGCGGGGGATGGGCTTATTATGGGTGGGCTCTACGGTGCGGGCTCAGGAACGGATACAGAAAGCCGTCTGATAGAGGCTGCCAAATCTGGCGGAATGGGCATGCTGATGGGGGGCGCTTTCCCGCTCGTTGCAGCAGGAGCTAGTCGTGGCTACGAGGCCACTCGCAATGCCCTCGCTTCTCGTCCAATAGCGCAGCAGGCCGGTACAACGCCGGAGGCCTTGAGGGTTCTCGGTGGCGTTCTGGACGCAGACGGATCGCTTGGCCCTACGGGGCAGGCGAATATGGCTCGCGCGGGGCAGGAGGCTATGCTTGTTGACGCCGGCCCCACGGCGCGCCGGGCACTCGATACTGCCATTCAGCGAAGCGGCCCCGGCGCGGTCGCAGCCCGCGATGCCGTACAGGGGCGCGTTGCGCGCGATAGCGGAGCGCTAACCCAGGCACTTGACGATGCACTTGGCAAACCACAGGGCATCACCGCAACTCGCGATGCCATTCGCGAAGGCTCTGCGGCCGGGCGAGGCAGTGCGTATCGCGAAGCCTACAAGCAGGCGATCGACTACGCCGACCCGCGCGGACGCGCCATTGAGGGCATGGTCAAATCCCGTGTGCCGCAGAGCGCCATTAACCACGCGAACGCTCTCATGCGGGCGGACGGTCACCAGTCTCAACAGATACTCGCTCGCGTGGCGGACGACGGCACCGTTGCGTTTGAGCGTCTTCCCGATGTGCGGCAGCTAGATTACATCACGCGGGCCCTGAATGATCTCGCTGACGCCGGAGAAGGGGCCGGTGCGCTTGGTGGACAGACGTCGCTGGGGCGCGCTTATCAGAACCTGTCGCGGGAGATCAGGGACAATCTCCGCGATCTTGTGCCTGAATATGGCAAGGCCCTCGAAACGGCGGCCGATCCCATCCGCCGGTCGAAAGCCGTAGAACTCGGCGGGAAGCTTCTTTCGCCGTCGATGACGCGGGATGAAGCATTTCGCTTTGTGGCTGGCATGACAAAGGCCGAACGACAGGCATTGGCGCAAGGCGTGCGGTCGCGCATTGACGATGCCATGGCAAACGTCACGCGCACGGTTCAGGATGGAGACGTGCCAGCGCGTGAGGCCATCAAGGCGCTCAAGGACCTCTCCAGCAGGGCCAATCAGCAGAAGCTGTCGCTCGCGATTGGGTCGGATCAGAGCAAGAAACTGTTCAAGGAAATCGACCGCATCACCGCGTCATTCGAACTGCGCGCTGCCGTTGCCGATAACAGCGCCACATACGCGCGTCAGGCGATGGAAAGGCGCGTCGGGGACTTCGCGGCACCGGATACGATGCTTCGAACGGCGAAGCGGGGCGAGCCATTGCAGGCGACCAAACGCGCCATTCAGTCTCTGACGGGCGAAACGGCGGCGGCAGTCAAGGGGCGCGAGGATGCGCTCTACGGTGAACTTGCAAGGCTTCTGACCATGCAGGGCGGGCCGGGGCAGAATGTCTACAACGCCATCGGCAACCTTGGCAGGACGGATCAGGCGACGCAGCTCATGATGGACCGGATTTCTCGCGGCCTTTCCGGGCCGCATCTTTCTTATCCACTCGCCACCCAATCAGGAGTAGTATGGCCGTCCCGGTGACGCAAAGTAGCAAAAATTGCCAAAGGGGCCACTCGTCTTTGATGCTGGAGAGCCACCAGCCCAACAGGCCGATGACAATGACGGCAACGACTGCGCCAAAAATCGCGGCTTCCTGTTTGACGGCCAAAGGTTCTGCTCGGGGTCTCAGTTGCAAACCGTTCTAACCACTATGCCCTCAGGAACTGAACGGCAAGTAACAGTGCGCGGATACTGCTGCGGTTGCGGATTGCCCATAAGCATCTGAGCGCCGACCGCCTGCATCCTGCGACCGTAGGCTTCTGAGCGCGCGGCGTCCGCTTGCTGTAGCTGAAGTCGGCAGTTGAAAAACTGGTCCTGTGTCACGGCCCCCATTGAGGCGCATTGGTCATGGTAAATTTGTGCGACGCGCTGATCGCGAGCGGCTTGTTGCTCCGGGCTGACGCAGCCGGCCAGAAGCGCGAACGAAATTGTACAAGATGCGAATGCGAGGCGGGTTTTGGTCATCGCCTACGGCTCCGATAATGCGACCGAACAAACGTTCCGTCCTTCCTGTAATAACTGCGAACGTATGTGGTTTTAGGCAGGCCTGTCACACAGCTGATTGCGCCATAGTAGTTGCC